TAATAAATTAAAAGATTCTGAATCCAAAGGGATTCTAATGAAAGAGATACGAGTACCTATGAGACAATATCAAGATGATGGAGATAATCTGGCAGGCTTTGGACTCGTCGAACCGAAAGATGTTCCAGGCCCTAAGATCAGAAAATCCGATCCTAAAACTAGGGGAAGAAGACCAGAGCATGAGTGGACTCCAATGGATGTCGCTGCAGAGTTTTCTTATCGTGTCGGGCGCAAGTACCCCTTACTCCCTGGAACAGTTAGCGTCAAGCAACTCTCAGGAGCCCTCGCTAAATTTAGAAAGCAATACGAAACTAACGCACTCATTGAGTTAGAGTTACTCCGTCTGTTTATGGCAGATGAGAGAAACTTTAAAAACATTGGCGATGAAGCACCGATGCTGTATAAGATGTACCTTGCTTCTTTTGGGAAGAAGATGAATCAAGCCAGAGAGAACCTTGGTCTTAATAAAATTAACGCCCCAATAGATACAGCAGTTAAGATGGGAACAATGCAAGCAAGCGATGGACGTACTTTCCAGAATTCACTTTCTGGTAGAGCACAACTAGCAAGATACGAAAAACGACTAAAGGAGAATGTAAATGGCTAAAAAGGTAGTAAAAACATTTAGTGCAAATTTAAATAAGAACACTGAAAAGGGTGGCGCATGGATGGCTATCGTCAGTGTAACAACTGACGGTATCGATGGCACAGAAATACTGAACACATCTGCATGGTCTAACGCATCAGCAGGTAAGCGTTGGGTCAAGAGCCAAGTGCAAGCACTTACACCACGCAAGAGCGTGAAGATGGTTGCAGGCGAAGGCAAGGACGCTAAAGGAAAGCCAACTTCATTTGTTGGTGTTGTAACTTTTAGATCTTAAATAATGCTCGAGTTCAGTTTCTTTTGCCCTTCTTGTAAAGACAAGACACAGGGCATAGCAATTGAACGAGGTAGCATGAATATGGATTTAAGGTGTTACTCTTGTAATACCGATTGGGAAAAGGTCATAGTAGATAGAGGGTCAGATGAATAACAGATTAATTTATCCAACTAATAATAGAGCGCTTAGATTTTTTGGCGATGTAATGATAATGGTTGGTTCCTGGATCCTAAATGTAGGCATGCGGTATGGCGGTATGTATGAGTATGAGTTTGAAGACGACGATGTATGATATCAATCAACTCTCAGCCTTAAAGAAGCACTGGCTACTTCGTAACTCAAATATCCCACGTCGTTTCCTCGGTCTTGAGCCACAAGACCTTGTGGATAGAGCGGGATCCTTTCCTGACGAGGTGAGTACGTGGATAGATGACTGCGTGAGCGGTCAGGTTATAAAGCAGATCGGCCATATCGGAGTTAATGGAGTTGGTCTTTTATTTGATGGTGGACCTGGAATTGGTAAGACGACCCACGCAGTAGTTGCTGCTATGGAGTTTGTTCGCCGCCTTCCTGATACTGATGCTGATGCTGCAAGAGTATTGGGCATGAGTGCATCTGACTTTGGTCTTGGCGCTAGGCCCGTGTACTACATGACTTATCCTGAATTCTTATCTAGAAAGAAAGCAACCTTTGATTCTGACTTTGAGGATAAGAAGCAATCTGTCTATGAGATAGATGGCTTTCATGGCAGATCTAAATTTGATTGGTTAAATGTAAGAATTCTTGTGATTGATGACTTAGGAAAAGAATATGGTTCTAAGTACGATGACTCATCTTTTGATGAGATACTACGTCTTAGATACGACAAGGCTCTGCCAACAATTATTACAACCAACGTGAGGTTAGAGAATTGGGAAGCAGAGTATAGGGAAGCGATGGCAAGTTTTGCTCACGAAGCCTTTATTCGAGTTCCAATAGTCGGTGCAGATTTAAGAGCAGCACAATGAAGGGGATGAGCATGGAGAGTCCTTGGCGGACAGTTCAACTGTTTATCTCGTCTCAGGCTGCGGGCGTGTTTGAAGTTGAGGTTGATACTGGAACAAAAAAAGTCAGGTGTAATTGTCCTGTTTGGAAAAAAAGTTTAAAGTGTAAGCACGTTTCTTTTGTTAACAATAAGATGAGAATGAACAAGGGACATTATTCAATCCTTGTGCCAGAAGAAATTCCCGAAGAGTTAGCCGCACAGGCCAACTCTGATCCAAAGAAATTTCGTGATTTTGTAGTTAGGTATGCTAAAGTCGAGGTACTATGAAAAATGGAGACATATCAAACGTCTCCTCTCCGCAAGTCATTTGTGTAACAGATGTAGTAATTCCTTTAGTAGAAGAAGTTACTAAGAAATTATTAGTTACAAAAGTTGGCTTAAAGTTAGGGGAAATAAATCTTCAGGGTGCTAACAAACTCTGGTTGTTATCAAACAATTACGGTATCTCTTTAGAGTTAGCAGGCTATGCTGATCAAGGATGGACCAAAGAGTTACTTGAAAAAGCCTTTGAAAAGTTAGAAAGAGAAGTAGTCAATCCATTTAACTATTGGAACCTCTACGAGGACCCAGGTGAGTTAGTTAGAAAACTTCCTTACCGTGCTAATCTTCGTGGCGTAGTAGATGTTCAATGGAGAGTAGCAAGATACGGATCAGCAGGAATAGAACTAGATAACTTGTAAGAGGGGGCACTAAATGGCATCTGACAACGAACATCGTTTAGTCAGTAAGGTCATCCGTGATCGAGACATTGTTCCAGCACTACAGCGTGGTGTTAATGAGTCTTGGTTTTTAGATGACGACAACCGTAAAGCATGGTCATTTGTTCGTAAGCATTACGGCGAATACAGCGAAGTTCCTACTGCCGTAACAGTCAAAGATCATTATCCCAATTACAAAGTTTTGGATGTTCAAGACAATCTTGAGTACCTCTTGGATACCATGGTTGACTTTCGTCGCAGATTACTTACTCGACAAGGACTTGAAACTGCAGTTGAACAATTACAGGACAATAATCACGATGCCGCTCTCCTTGCGATGGAAGCAACTATTACCAAGGTTAATGAACAAGGCATTCTTGGCACACATGAAATAGATTTAACTAAAAATACAGAACAACGTTACAAAGAATATCAAGCCCTACAGAACGAAGAGTTCTTAGGTATTCCTACTGGTTTTTCAAAGATCGACGAAGCAACTGCAGGTTTACAAGGCGGTCAATTAATAACAATAATTGCTCCACCAAAAACTGGTAAGTCGCAGATTGCATTAAAGATGGCTGTCAATGTTCATATGCAGGGATTTATTCCAATGTTTCAATCTTTTGAAATGAACAACCATGAACAACAACAAAGACACGATGCAATGAGAGCAAATATTTCTCATGGCAGATTACGTCGTGGAAAACTATTACCAGCAGAAGAAGATAGGTATATAGATATTTTAAATAAAATGGAAACCGAACCATCTTTTCATTTAATTGACGCTGTAAATGGAATTACAGTTTCATCTTTAGCAGCAAAGATTGAGCAAACAAAACCAGACATAGTATTTGTAGACGGTGTGTACTTAATGTTGGATGAAGTAAGCGGAGAGATGAATACCCCACAAGCAATAACAAACGTTACTCGCTCATTAAAACGTTTGGCTCAAAGAGTAAACAAACCAATCATCATCACAACACAAACCTTGTTATGGAAAATGCGTGCTGGAAAAGTTACTGCCGACTCAATTGGTTACTCATCTTCTTTCTTTCAAGACTCTGATGTTATTTTAGGATTAGAGCCAGTTGAAGAAGATGAAGATATTAGATTATTAAAAATTGTTGCCAGCCGTAACTGTGGTCCTAGTGAAACTGCTTTAACTTGGCGTTGGGAAACAGGTTGCTTTCATGACGAAGAACAAATGATGAAATGTAAATTTTGTTCTGATTGGGGTCGTGTGTGATTGATGTAGAAAAAATTCTTTTATTTTTAGAGGTACCTCTTCACGCACAAAGAGGTTCTGAAGTTAATGGTTTATGCCCAATGCATAAACAAAGAACAGGTAAAGATGATCACAGGCCTTCTTGGTGGATAAACTCTGAAACAGGCGCTCACATTTGTTTTTCTTGTGGTTATAAAGGAAATATTTATACTTTAATTTCAGATATAAAAGGTATTGATTACCATGATGCACGAGACTACATTGACGATACCGCAGAAGTTCCTATTGATTCCTTAATGAAAAGAATTAAAGAGTTACCACAGTACGTTGTTGCTGACGAAACCATACCAATGTCTGAGGCTAGATTAGCGGTATACGGAGAGCCGCCCGACATAGAACTAAAGAAAAGATTTTTAACACGAGAGGCCGTAAATAAATATGAAGTTTTATGGGACGAAACAAATGAAGCCTGGATATTACCCATTCGTAATCCTGAAACTTTTTCACTATTAGGTTGGCAAGAAAAAGGTGCTAGAGGAAGATTTTTTAAAAATCAACCTGCTGGAGTT